TGTTAAGGTTCTTTTGGATACAATTCCTGATTACACTGCTACAGTTTCTACAGCTACTGTTACATTAACAGCAGATGTTGCTGGTCCTTATTGGTCAATAGTTTTAAGTGAAACAGATGCTGGAACAGACCAAGCTATCGGCTCAGTAACTGCCGGTACAGATACTGACAACAATTTAATTGTTTCTGTTGGTGGTGGAGCAACAATGCCAAGATCACCTTTTGATTATTCTGATAACAAATTTGCCGATGTTCCATTGGGTTACACAGGAAAGTTTGTATTCCCTTCTCTTCGTTTAACCGCTGAAAATACAAACTCAGATGGAAGAAACTATACTAAAAACAACACCTTTGGTGTAAGACACCATAGAGGAACGTCAACCACAAGAGATGACTCATATGTTGACTTAGTTAGAACCTTACCTTCAAATGCTACTATATCTCTTTCTCATCACTTGGCTGAAGGGTCTAGTTTACCTGATTCTCATGAATATTCTTTTATATTCACATTAGATGAAGTAAAGCAAGATACTGTTAATACAAATACCTACTTCTTTGCTTCTGGTTCTTATGACTTAGGTACTTCATATTCTAGAGCTGGTGGAAACGGAACAATAAAAGATTTGCTTGACAACAAAATACGTCAATTCCGTGCTCCATTGTTTGGTGGACACGATGGCCTAGACCTTAAAGAAGTTGAGCAATTCTCCAATAAAAACTTGGCAGATAAAAACAGAAAAACATATTACGGATACAACTCAATATTCAAAGCCCTTGAATCAGTTTCTGATCCTGAGTCTGTAAAATACAATGTATTGTCAATTCCGGGAATTACACGCACAGATATTACAGATGAAATTTTAAGAAACGCTGGAGATAGAAAAGATCACTTGGCTATTATTGACATCGAAGGTGGTTATAAACCTGGTTATGAAAATAATGGATCGGAAACCACTGGTCTTATAACCACAACTATTAGTTCTTTGGAAGGACGTAAGATTAATAACTCTTACAGCGCCACATACTACCCTTGGGTACGCTTAAAAGATCGACTAGGGGGTAATGGGGATGCTCTATATGTGCCGCCTTCTGTTGCCGCTATTGGAGCTTTAGCAAAATCTCAAGGAGAATCAGAACTCTGGTTTGCTCCTGCTGGATTTAATCGAGGCGGTATCAATGAACTTGGTGGACCAACAGGACCTATTATAACAGGTACTTGGGAACATCTAACAAAAGATGACCGTGACGATTTATACAAATCTAACATCAATCCAATCGCTAGATTTCCATCAATGAACCAAATTGTTATATTTGGACAAAAGACATTGCAACGAGAATCATCTGCTTTAGATAGAATCAATGTAAGAAGACTTTTGATTCACTTAAAATACAGAATTGGATTAATTGCGGACACTATTCTTTTTGATCAAAATGTTAACACAACTTGGAACAGGTTTAAATTTCAAGCAGAAAGAGTATTATCAAATGTGCAAAACAGACTAGGTATATCCGAATATAAGTTAGTATTAGACAAGAAAACAACAACAGCAGACTTGGTAGATAGAAACATAATGTATGCTAAGATATTTATCAAACCTACAAGGTCAATTGAATTTATCGCAGTAGACTTTATTATTTCTAGATCTGGTGTGGAATTCTAATATAAAAACTATTTAAATTAAATAACAGGAGAAACAAATTATGGCATTTTGGAATGAGGCGTCTGCTGACCCGAAAAGAAAATATAGATTTTTAGTAAGAGTATTCAATCAAGAGATTGCTTGGTATGCTAAATCGGTAACAGCGCCATCTTATGAAATAACCTCTGTTGAGCATGCTTTTAGTGATCATGTATTCAACTTTCCGGGAAAAATCAAATGGTCTGATGTTGAAGTCACACTAGTTGACCCTGCTGGAGGAGATGATGTTGTTTTTAAGACTTTAGAAATTATAAAAGGTGCTGGTTATACTATTCCAACACTGAATGGAGTAACAGGTGATAATACTGATGCTTTTAAGACCTTTACAAAATCTCAACTAATAAATCCAACAACAGATGGTGGTCCTGCTGTTGACAACACACTTGTTATTGAAACTCAAGATGCTCTAGGAAACACTATTGAAGAGTGGACTTTAAACAATGCTTTTATAACAAATGTAAAGTTTGGAGATTTTGACTATAGTTCAGAAGACTTAAGAGAAATATCACTAACATTCAAATATGACTGGGCTTCGTGTAAGTTTCAAGGAGCTACTGACGCTAACGCGCTTGCTCCAAGTGGTGAATTCTTCTTAAAAGGTTAATAATAGAGGCTTGAATGGCATTTTGGAACTCATCTGATATCAAAATAAATCAAAAACACCAATACCAATTAAATATTGGCGGTGTTATTTGGTATGTAAAAACTGTTAAATTTCCTAGTATTTCAAATGAAGTAAAAGAATTTTCAACATTCACAGGTGGTCCTCCGGATTATATTCCCGGGATCCCGAAGATTGACTCTTTTGGAATTACTCTTGCTGATGTATTTCTAGAAGGGTCATCTGCTGAAGAGGGTACTCCTGCTTATGGTATTTCTACAAGTGCTTTTTTCTTCTGGGTTTTTAAAAAACTTGAAGAATCAGTCAACGAAAGGCTTCTGCCAATAGCTTCCAGTGATGGAAACTATAATATCGATTGGCCATGGGGTGATGATTGGCTTAGTCAGAACTTGTCTGGAGGTAGTGAAGAGAGACTAGGATCAATAAATGAAATTGTGGTCACAAAACTTTATGGTAACAAGGAAAAAGAACAAATAAAATTCTTTGACTGTATTCCTACAAAGATAGACCTAGGACAAGGAGATTATAGTTCAGATGATATAAATGAAATTTCTTTAGACTTTCAACCTAGAGGATTTAGAGTAGAAACTATAGGTATCAACGATGAGGGTGAAGAAATCATCAGACAAGGATTGACTAAGGTTATACCAGTTTCACCAAATATCGCTGCTGATGCTTCTACAAGTTTACCAAATATCGCTGCTGATGCTTCTACAAGTTCACAACAAACAGAAGATAAAAAACCAAAGACACCCGCAACAGTTGATACTGGTGCGACATTTAACACTTGGAAATAGGAGAATAAATGAGAAATAATAGTGAGAGAATAAGAAAAATGGATACTAATCCACAAACACAAGATAACCCTTTGTTGAATTTTGTAAAGCCAACTAGCTTTGTTGAATTACCGTCAAAAGGTAAAGGATATATTGATAATCATCCTTTAAAGGGAAACGAGGTTATAGAAATTTATCAAATGACAGCAAAAGATGAAGATATCTTAACATCTCAATCTTTACTAAAAAAAGGTATAGCAATAGATAGATTTATTGAGAATATAATAGTAGATAAAAATATATCAGTGGACTCTTTATTGGTTTGCGATAAAAATGCTATCTTATTGGAATCCAGAATGTTAGGCTATGGCCCAGACTATGAGATTGATATAACTTGCCCTAATTGTCTTAAAGAGTCAAAAGAAAATTATGACTTGGGCGACAAACAAATTAATTTCGGAAAACAGGAATTAATATCTGGTGATGGGTTTATAGATTATAAGCTTCCCAGAAGCGAAGTAGATGTAAAAATCAAATTATTAACCTCAAGAGAAGAATCAGAAATTATACAGTCTATGCTTGGAGATAAAAAAGAAACAAGTGTCTCACAACAACTAAATTTAATGATAGTCTCGGCAAATGGTATAGAAGACAGAGGACAAATATCGCAATTCATAGAAGCGATGCCAATTATTGACTCTTTAAGTCTTAGAAAACACTATAAAGAAGTCACTCCGAATGTTGATATGAAATTTAACTTTGAGTGTAAATCCTGTAATCACGAACAGGAATTGGAGGTTCCACTTGGCGTGGGCTTTTTTTGGCCTAACCTCTAAATACTCGGAACAATTATACGAGCAAATATTTCTAATGAAACATTATGGCGGATGGTCTTTTACTGAGGTATACAATTTACCTGTTGGATTGAGGAACTGGTTTTACGAAAGATTAGTACAACAATTTGAAAAAGAAAAAGAAGAATCCGAAAAACACTCCAAAAGAGCCCGACGATAAATCGGGTTTTTCTTTTTAAACTATTTACATTATACGAGGACTTAATATGATTATTGATTTTACAAACAAAAAGAAACTTTTAACTGAGTCGTGGATGAGAGCCATGGCAGATTGGAATAAAACTTTGCTTAAATACCTATATGGAAAAGATGTCACAATGACAGCAGATGTAACTGCCCATAAAAATCTTTTCAAAGAAGAGGAGGATGATGGACAATCGTTAAAGTTTGTTATTCGTGGAGAAATTGAAGATGTAAAAGCATACTCAAAAGCAATAATGGCAGAAAAAGACTATCTTGATCATTTTATTAAACATGGCGAAGACCACCCTCGTTCGCAAAAATCAAAAGAACTATTAGATCAAGCTGTTGCAAACTTTGAAGAAGTAACAGGAATAACTTGGCCTTTCAAAGACGAGGAATAGATGAATGCCATCAGATATAAAAACGGAAACAGATCTATTAAAGCTTTTAGAGCAACGATTAGAAGCAGAAGAACAACTTGCGTTAACTAGAGACAAAAGAAAAAAAGATCTTCAAGAACAGCTAAAACTAGAAACAGACTTAAATCTTAAGATGTCTGCTAGGGTTTCTGAACAGAAAATAGCTGTTATTGATGCGGAGGAACACCTTTCAAAATTGATATCGTCTCAAGATATATATGAAACTCAGCTCAAAAGGCAAGAAGAGTTAGAAAAAGAGATTAGTAATACAAGGCAGATAGCCCTTCTTGGCAGCACTCAACAGGAAATAGACGCTCATAACGAAAAAATTAATCTATTAGAACACGAAGAACGCCTCCTTGTTGCTGCTCTTTCAGTAGCCACAGATCAAACTCAAGCAATTAAAGATGCTAAAAGAGAACTAAGAGAACACAAAAATACTCTAGATGAACTCAACGATTCGGCAAGTGAATATTTAAATTTCTGGGGCGGAATAGCAACAAAAATAGGTCTTGGTAATTCAGGTCTTGTAAAATCCTTAATGGGCTTTACAAAAATGACCAAGAAGATAGGTGAATCAGAAGAAGAAATGAAAAAGTTTCAAGATGCTCTTGCCGAAACAGCATCATTAGCTCTTGTATCAATAGCAGAATCCGTTATTGGTTCTTTTGTTATGGTTGCCATGGAAATTGACAACGCCCAAGCAGCTTTAGCAAAGGCAACAGGAGCTGGTCAAAAATTTGATGATAATTTAATATCATTAAGAACATCAGGGTTCGAAACAGCAAGATCAGTTGAAAGTATTACAGCATCTTTAACATCTATGAACAAATCCTTAATAGGGTTTAATAAAATGTCAGACGGAACAATAAACTATCTTGGTGGAATGGCTTCAGATTTTCAAAGATTGGGAGTAGATAGTGATACTTTTACAAAGTCTTTAAACACAATGACCTCAACGATGGGTGTATCTACTAAGATGGCAGCTAACTTAACTCAAGAATTAGCCATGGCCGGTACTGAACTTGGAATCTCTTCTGATATTATGATGAAAGATTTTGTTGCTGCTTCCTCAACATTGGCTGTTTATGGGGATAAGTCAATAAAAGTATTTAAAGGACTTGCCGCAGCTGCCCGTACAGCTGGAGTTGAAGTAAGTGATTTAATTTCTATTGCTGGTAAATTTAACACCTTTGCTTCTGCTGCCGAAACTGCTGGGAAACTAAACGCAATCCTAGGATCTCAGATATCTGCAACAAATATGTTAAAGATGTCAGATGAGGAGAGAATAGAATCTCTTGTAAGATCAGTACAGGCACAAGGTGTTGCCTTTAAGGATATGGATCGTTTTACTCAAATGGCAATAGCTCAAGCTGCTGGTATTTCTGACATGTCAA